TTTCTGGAGATAATGCTGAAAGAATCAAGTGCTTTTTCCAAAGCTCCTCCGCTTACAGATCCACGCCTTGCTCTGGAAGCCCGCAATCTATTTAGTCGATCCACAAAGAAGTCACGATTGGCTTTGTCGCCAAAGAACTCCACCGATTCTGGGGTCTTCATAAAGGCGAAGATCTGCTGCCAAGCAGGGTTGGTATAAGCCTTGTTAATCTGATCGGACAAGCTATTGAATGCGGCGCGCCGAAGATTGAATTCAATTTCTTTAGGGTTGCCGTCCTTGTCTTTAGGAAGCTTTGTATAGTCTTGACGCTTGATAGTGTAGACAGATTGCTTTGGTTGCAGCGAAATAGAATTGGCAATGCTCACATCTTCTGGGCCAAGAGCCAAAGCTGGGCCAGCCGAAGTGAAGGCAATCGGAAGATAGTTGGGGCTATCGTAGTTGTTAGCCTGATCGTTGAAGTTCTCATCAAACTGTTTGAGGAAGTCTTTGTATTTCGGGAACAGAACATCCTTATACCACATGAGAGAATCATAGTTCGGGCGGTATTCGCGCTTCATGTTGTTCAAGATCTCTTGAACAGAAGCCCCATCAACTTTGTTTAGGATTGCCTCAACGCGATCTGCCATAGCCACACGGTCTTTCTGGCGCGACTCACGGGCATTGGCGATATATTCATTGATCAGGTTTCGGCGTTGCTGAATTGAAGTTGCTTCATCCTTGAACGGAAATTCTTGGATCAAGAATCCAGCCACACCTTCAGAAAGAATGCCGTCTTGATTGCGGGCTGCGTCACCGTATGTCTTTTCGTTGCCTTGGTGGAACTCTGCCATCAGATCTTGTATTTCATCAATGGTGTTATTGGCCTTGGTGAATCCCTCGTTCAAATCCAACATGCCCATCATCTCGTAAGCCTTGGCCATGAAGTCTTTTCCGAAGACGTTGCGGAAGGTGTCGGCTACCGATTGCAATTCCAAAGAGAAGTTGCGAAGGGTTTCCTGAAGTTTCAAAGATCCGAATGAAGGAATAAGAGGAATCCAAGCCTTGTTGCGTTGGATCATTTTTGAATCCTGTGCCGCCTTGCGAGCGTTCTGCTGACCCTTGGCTGTAGCCACAAAGTATTCCGCGCCATTGGTCTGATTGTTGTAAATCATATTGTTGGCAATACGAATAAACATTTGCTTCTCTTGGTTATTGATGGATTTGAGATCCACACCAAGCATTGACTCGACCAATTTCTTTTGAGTGTTGGTAAGCGCGGTTGTGTCGTAGCCGCGCAACCCGTCTTGGGTTTCGATTGCTTTGTCTGTAAGGATGGACTCCAAGGCTTCGCGATTCTCCCTGCCTTCAATTTCTTCAATGATGTTGATAAGGCTCATCAACTCTGGAATAGTATTTGGATCAAGGTCGTATTTGCGGGCAAGCCTTTCATTGGTCTCGCGCTCCACCTCGGCCCGATCCTTAACAGACTCTGTTTCCAGTTGAGAAATGTAGCCCGTGATTTCTTCATCAGGAACAACCACATAGTCAGGAGAACGCACATCCTTGAATCCGCGCAAGTAGTAGTTGATCATCTCGGCAAACATGCGCGGATCATCCAGCTTGTTAACTGCGACATTTCCGATCTGCTGGAGAATTAGACGCTGCGGACTCATGGCGACTTTCTTCTGTTTGGAAAGTTCCTTGGCGCGTTTCTGTGCTGCCTTGGCCTCGCGAAGATCGGCATCATAGTTGGCGTTCTCTACCACCTTGGCAGCGTATTCGACAAAGCTCTCCATGGACTTCTCGCTCGTCCAGATTACTTTGGCTGCACGTTTGGCTAGGGCTTGGGCTTGTTTCGGGCGCACGGGGCCGCGAAGTTCCATGGATTTGATAATCTCAACCACCTCATCTGCGGTGCGTTGCTGCTCCTGCTTTGCCGCACGATTGGCTGCTGCCTTTAGACGAATTTGACTTTTAAGCAATGCCTTTTCATCACCAGTAATCTTAACTGGTTTAACGCGCACACCCATAAATACATCAAAAAGGCGTTGCATGACGGGGCGCGGACGATCAGGATCAACTTCTTTTGGAAGTGTTACACCTTCGGGCAAGGCTTCCACCGAAACACCAGCAGGAGTTTCAAGGAATGCTGTCTTAATAGATTGTTGGATATCGTATTGCTTGGCAATGGCATTGGCCACCTTCTTGGCATTGGCTGGGGTTAGGTTGGTATACTCCACTACCATGTCTTGGAGTTGGCGGGTATCTCCACCTTGATCCATCCAGACAGAGGCTATCTCGCTGATCTTGTAGGTGGGTTTGTTTTCGGGGTTTGGCTTGGCCTCGGACGCCGCATCCACCTTGGCCATAGATGCTGCCATGTTAGATAGGGTTGCAGCTTCTGGACTTGTGGTTTCAAATGTTGGGAACCGTCCAGCTTCTTCTCCACCAAGGGCCATGAAGCGATAGTCATCGCGCTTTCCGTATACGGGATTCTTGGCAAGAACCATGCCGCCAACTTGGACAACCTCTTCCGCCGAAACCACAGGACTCTGCGTGTCCTTGTCGTAGAAGTATGAGTGGCGAATCGGGTTCATTCCAATCTCTACCCATCCCTCAGATCTTCCGCGATTAGCTAGATCGTAGGCTTGTTGCGCGGTCATGGGCACATACGAACCCTTCATTGTGGCTATTGTTGACTTGGGTTTTCCTGTTGCAATGTTAATTGCCGCTGGCTCGGTCACCCCAAATTCCACATTTCTCAATACCGCTGTTGGCGTGTAGGCAATAACCTCGCCTGCCGCTCCCTTCTGGAGGTTTGGTCTCGGCTTATGCATAGAGACCACCCAGACGTTCTCATTCTCGTATGCTGGAATATCTAACCTCGACTCAACAATTGTTCCCTCGCTAATTGATTCTGGGTTTTGAGCCAAATCTCTCTTGAGTATCTGTGTCTCTGTGCCAGCGGCATCTTTTCTAGTAATTGTTCTGTTTCCTAATCCGCGATCAATGTCAGACCTTGACGCTGGAACTGGAATGTTCTCAAACTTCGTAAGCGGCATCCGAAGATCGACAATCCTTTGATATTCGTCGCGGTCAATCTTACCTTCCTTCAAGTCCATGGCGGCTTGGGTTATGATCGGATCACGCTCTGTTCTGGTATACCGAATGCGATCCAGCACATCCTCCGCATAGTTGAAGTTTTGCGGTTGATAGATTTGGAATGGCTCCGCAACCGAAGACATCCGATATAGGTTTAGCTTTTGCTTGGGATCGGTGATGGTCTGATAGAAAGATTCGTAGGAATCCTTGCCCAGCTTCGCCTTGATGAGATCTAAGAAATCCCGAATCACCTTGGCGATCTTGCCCATGAAGGTGTTGGGAACTGCCTGCTTGCTTCTTACCAAGTCGGTCATCTTCTCGGCAATCCACTCATCCAACATGATGTAGCGGTAGTTGTCCGCATCATATTTGATTTGGTATTTGACGATCTTGCCATCGCGATCCTTTACTGGCTGAAGTTTGGTTTCGGCCTCCTTGGGGTTGAAGAGTTTGTATTCCTCAAACTGTTCTGGGGTTAGGCTGTAGCGTCCGACAAAGGCGAGGAACCAAGGATTCTTCTTAAGGTATTCGGCAAGGTTCTTGGTGTAGTCTTGGCGCATCTGCTCGACTTCGGAGTCTGGCAAGAAGCGGGAAAGCCCGTGGAAGAACTCATGGATGCCGACTCTGGCTCCAGTGGCGGGTTGGTCTTGGTTGAGGAAGAAGCTGACTAGAGTTTCACCAAAGTTAAAGTTACTCACCCCGCCCTTGCGGATGGATAGCGCGGTGTCTCCGATAGCGTCTTCGCGGATGCGGTTGACAAAGTCTGTTAGTGCTTGCGCGGTTTCTTCGGAGATTCGGCCAGCCGCCCTCTCCCTAGAAAGACGATCCAAGATTGCCGCCTTGCCCCTAGCGCGGGGTTCCTGACGCCTTGCTGCTTCACGTTGAATGCGATCCCGCAACTCCTGAGATTGCTTGATAACCTTGTTGACCGCCCGTAATGGCCCATCCGTTCTGCCAGCCTTGATGTCCTCGACTACTGTGGTGATATCGTATCCCAACGGATTAAGTCTTACGTCCTCCTTGCGGGATTCTCTTGCTTCGGGGGCTGCTGGCGGCACATAGATATCTCCATCTAGCGTCCATCCCGTTGGTAGCGTGACGTTCGGCCCCACCTGATCGACCCCGATACGAAGACCCTTCGCGATGGCTTCGGCTACTACTTCGTTTGATCCTGTGTCGATTTGGATCTTTCGGGCTTCGGGGTTCAACCTTGGGCGCTCGGCCTCTGGCAACGTCTCTAGACCCGCTTGCGTGATCACTGGTTGCCCATTGTATAGCTCGACTAGTCCTTGACCGACCAACCCCGAAACATCGTCTTCTGTTTGTTCTGCTCTTGCTACTCGGCGTAGAGGTTCAAGATTCGGGGTTTCGGGGGTCGGGCTTACTCCCTCTGGAGTCGGGGCTACCTCGACGGGAGGAGTCACTGCGGGCGTGGGAGTAAGCGTAGGAGCAATGTCGGTAGGAGAGATTTCTTCTGGCGGGGTTTTCCTCCCAAGAATTTCGGTCATTGCATCCACAGAGTCATTCCAGTCTTGGTTTTCTCTGTTTATGGTATCGATCTCTTCTTGAGTTAGTGTTTCATCAGTAGCCTTGAACCATCCCTCAATAGTGTTATTTGTTTTGCGCTTTCCAGACTGTATCGACTTTAATACGGATTCGGCCTTTTGCGTCTCTCCGCGCTCGTTGAATGCCAAATAAAGTTTTCCAAGATCGGTCAATTCTTGATCGGAAACTGGTTTTGTTGTGAGTTTAATTTTTTCCCACCGACCAAAATCCGCATCATCCAGTTTCGCCGCATCCCGCCATCCAAGTTCAACGACTTGTTTGTTATATTCTCCATATTGATTTAAAAGATTGCGCTGCTCTTCTGTAAGGTTCTCCCTCGTCGCATACATTGAGTTGAACGAAGAGATGTTATCAGCACCAAGTCTTTTTGCTTCTGCATCCAATTCGGACTTTCTTGTAAGCAGGGATGAGGCGGGAGTCGGGGCAGCGGCTGGTTCCGTAGGTGTGACAATGGTGGGCTCTACATCTGTCCTTACCTGATAGCCGTAGCGTTCCGCGATTTGTTCGGGTGTTGGGTTGCTCTGGAGGAAGGTATACTCCTCGGTCTCTTGGGTAGTGAAATCCTCCACTCCCGCCTCATCTTTGTCTTGCAGTTCCTTTAGACGGTTCCTCGACGCCGACTCAAACCACCTAGCAGACTTGATTCTTTCAGGGGGGAACCCCGAAACAGAAGGCTCTTCTTCTAGTTCTATTCCTGCTGCTGCGGTAGCTTCTTCTTGGAGACGGGCTACTCGCTGTTCGGGGGTTTCCTGAACAGTCTCAGCAATGATGGCATCGGCTTGTCTGGCTACTGTTTCGGCGCTCGCGGGAGCAATATCCTTATTAGCCTCAGAAGACACCTTGGCTTTGGCTGCGGCATTTTCCTTGGGATTGCCAGAGATAAATCCACCAACCCCGCCAATAGCCCCGCCGCCCAGACCCCCCAAGGCGGAAGCATTGATGTATTCATTGATAGCCTCATCACTAAGGATATCTTTTCCTGCACCAAAACGCTCTCCAACGGTTTGAACGGCTTCGGTTGCCGCCTCACCAACAGTTCCGATACCGCCAGCCACCGCCGCGCCAGCCAGCCTTCCAGCAGGAAGCTTGTCTGAAAGTTTACCCTTCAAAAGATCCAATCCAAATTTATCAACAACACCTTCCAATCCGCCAGTGGCAACACCCGTTCCCCAGATACGGGCCAAATCAACTCCAGTAAGCTCGCGCCCCTCTGCTCTCGCCTGTTCCTCGGCAGATCCGTAAATAGAACCAAGTTGCATACCGACAGCATTGGCAAAAATGGCGGCATTTGATCCAATCTCTTTTCCAGCCTGACGCTTGACAGCTTCTTGAGATGCGCGTTTGGCTAATTGCTCGGCAGTTAGTTCAACGCCTTCTTTTTGGGCCTGTTTGGTGACAATCTTGGTTGCCTGATTAGCAATGGCCTTCTCAACAAGATTTTGGGCAAGAGCCTTGAATCCTTGTTTTCCAGCCGCCGCTGCTACTGCGCCACCCGCCGCCGCTGGAACGGCTGTTGGGCCACCAGCCGCACCCGCCGCACCACCAGCTATACCGCCTAATACAGCAACCGCCGCCGTCTCTCCAAGCTGTCCAAGAGCGTAGCCAATTCCATATTGTGCCCAATCCACCAAAGCCCCAACATCTCCTTCTTTTGCGCGTTGCCAAGCCACCGTAACATCGTCAGTTTCCTTGGAGATTGGCTCCATGCTTTGCGCCCAATCTTGGTATCCCTTGAATCCAAAATCCCGAAGACTTTCTCCGTAACCTGTAAGCTGTTCTGCGGTTTCACCGACCAACCCCGCAACCCCGTAAGCCAACTGCGGAACTTGCCGCATCGAAACCTCAAAACCTCGGAGTGTGTCCCAGCTATTATCTCTTGGAGGCTCTATTTCTAGAGGCTCTTCTTCGATGTATTCAATCCTTCCGCCAAACTCTCCAGAGGGTTCTGGTGCGACTGGCTCAGAAATGCCAGCCACGGGCGGTTGCTCTACAGGAGTAGTGTCCGCCGCTTCTGTAATATCCTCTTCGATATCATCTAGATATTCTATCGGCATTATCGGTTGATAGCTTTTTTGCCATTAATAAATATAATAGCTCCCTTGGGAACTGTTTTGGCCTCAATTGCCGCTTGGGCATCTGCCTCTGTATCAAACATAAATCCCTGCAATTGTGCCCTGTCTTGCTCCAAAAGTCTAACGCGATTCTCAGCCGCCCTAAATGTTTTTTTCTGAGTATCAGAAAGCCCGCCAATATTAAATCTTCCAGACTGATCTCGTTGTAATCCAAGATTTGCCGCAACATCTTCCAATGCAAGCTCTTCTCTGCGAATATCCTTATCTATTCCAATTATTTGTGACTCTTCCGCTTTTTTTTCTGCGCGTGTTTGCGCCCTCTCTTCTGCTTCAATTTGTCTGCCCTTGGCCCTTTCTTCTGCTGCCAATTGGCGACCAAGCATCCTCTCTTCACGCAGAAGTGCGGCTTCTTCTCTTTGCTTGGTTTGCTGGGCGTCCAAATAGGTTTTGTTGGCACCCATATACTGATCTACAATTCCCTTATTCAATTCTGCACCAAGGGGATTTTCAGAAAGTCTGCGAAGAAATTCAGTTTGAAATTCTGGAGTCTTGGGGTCTGGTTTGGCAATGAGATTTCCTTGATTGTCAACAGCGCGACCTCCTAGCCAATCAAGGATGTTGTTTGATTCCACTTCTGCCTGTCCCCTGATATCTTGTTCCGCTTCGTATTCTTTTAGTTTGCGATTAAATTCGGAATCTTGAATAAACTGATCACGTTCTTGTAGCGCGATTTGTCTTTGTTGCATGGACATTTGTTGCGCCATTTGCACCTCTTGAAGTTGCTGTTCGCGCCGTTTATCCCATTCTTCCTGCATACGAATGGCCCTGCGGGAAGATCCGCTAGGGCGACCACCAAACTCCGCTGGCAAATCTGGAGAGACCAAGGTAGATTGAGTTAATATCGCTCCTTGGGACTGATTGGATTGTGGAAATTGAATTGCTTCGGCCATTAGTTAAGCCCTCAAATAAGGAAATCTTGGAATACCAAAAGGAGATGTTATTGATGATGCAATATTTGTAGGAAGCGGAGATCTTACAGCTGGAGGAATTTCTGGAGTCCTAAACGCCGACTCACCGATAGTTCTTCCAAACGGAGTAAATGCAAGCGGGCTTTCAGCCGTCAATCCCAATGATCTTTCGGGAATTATTGGAGCAAGGCTTGCGGTTGGAGTAGGCGGTGTGGTTGGTGCCGTTGCCATGCTCTGCTGTGGCTGTGGCCCGCCACCAATTCCGCGAACAGGAGAATATTGACCCATAGATCCACGTTGCCACTGAAGTCCCATAGAAGAAATTGGCTCTTGGTTCATGGGACTGCGACCACCTTGTGCTAGTCTCCAACGCTCTGCTTCTGCTGTTGCTTGTGTGCCACGCGATTTCATTCCCTCGGTAATTTCAGCGCCAAATGAAGGCGTAAGCGCCCGTTGCGCGGCAGATTCGGCCAGCCCCTGACGGAATGCGTATCCCCGTTGAACAGATTCTTGATCAAGCCTGCCGCGAATACCAGCACCAGTTTCTCTCATTTGCGCTAACAAGTCTTGCTGTTGTTCTGGTGTTCTTTGCTGCAATGCTGGTGTTGGATTTAGCGGAACCTGTTTTGCGCCCTGTGCCCATGCACCTCCAGCGCGAAACGCATCCCTTGCAGCCATTGTCGCTTTTTCAATTTCAGCAACATTTCCAGTCTTCATTGCTGCTGCCACTGCGGGATTTTGAGACCAATCCCGAACAGATGCGGTTGGCTGTCCTTCTGGAAATTTAGGAACGGCACTAGAGGCCATTCTCCTGCGTTCTTCTTCAGTCATATTAAGTCATGTTTACGAGTCGGCGGGTAAGCCAAGGAGCTATTTGCATAACCCCTTCTTGCCCTGCGTTATACTCTTTTAGTTCTGCATTGAGAAGCAAAATTGCTCTGTCCATGTAATATTGTCCGCGCTCGACATCGGATTTTTCTTCGGCGTTCAGAGCCATGAGACCAAGCTTAATAGCTTCCAAAGAGTCGGGATAAAGCGGATCGTTGTCGCTAATCGCCCAGCAATGCTTGCGTTTGAAGATGCCTTGTACGGCGTCCCAATTGCGGTCAACCAGATATCGGCGGTAGCTTATAACCCGCTCACCCGCCTCATACTTCGCCAAGGTGGTTGCCCCAGCCGATAGAGAGACAACGCCCGTGGTGGGGGTCTTCTCGACAGAATAGATCTCCGCAAATGTCTGGGTTGTGGTTTGGGTTCCATCTCCAAGGTCAAGACGAATTCCCTCCACTCGCTCTCCATCCACCGTAGAATAAATTTTATTCCCATTTGAGTCCTTTCCGCGAATCCAGATGTAGCTTCCTGCACACTCTGTTTCGCTGCTAGATAGGGTAAGTTGGGACGGCGTCTCTATATCCCGAAAGGTTACAAACCCCTCACCCATATCCTGAATCGGGCCATAGTATTTCTCGTCAGCCTTACGGATGCCGCGCCCTTGGGGAAGATACTGATACCACTCGCTCTGAACGGAGGTGGTTTTGTAGCCCGCTTTACCCGCCCGAATACAGGTCTCTAGATGACGGGGTAATGTAATAAACTTGTTGTCGTTGGCGTCCTCGTAGGCTGTGATCATGGCCTGAACCAAGGTGCCGACCCATTTCCCTTCCGAATGAACCCGCTCACAAAAGCGATTGATGTTGTTACGAAGCTCTGCTTGCCCGTCAAAGCCCTCCAGATCAGGAGGATCGGGCTGGGGCACAACGGATGCGGGAAGTCGTTCTACGGCAAGGCCAAGGGTAAGAGATGACATTTTGCCCGCGAAGTTACCACGCCCTCTCTAGAAGGTCAATAGCAGATTATTGCTTGAAAAGTAAATCCGCCGAAGCCCCGCTTCCAACCCATGGCAAAAACTGTTTAAGATCTTTTACGGGCCACTCCGTATTGTTTTGTAGTCTCTCCCAATCCTCGCAGGCATTCTCGTATCCACCTTTGTATATACGTTGTTTCTGGGCTACTTGTTGCGGGGTCACCCATGCCATGTGCAGGATCTTGCCGACAGTCATTAAGGTCTTGCTGCGATCCAGTAGTTGTCCGCGATTACCATTGAATACGGGTGGTTCATGGCGCTCCATCCAAAGCCCGACATTATAGCGCCAAGCCCGAACCCACTCATTTTTTCTATTGCCGTAACCATCTGTGGATGTGGATTTTACGTTAGGGCCAAGCATATAATCCATTTCAAACTGAGCGGTATTTGTTTCGGGGTTTGCGGCGAATAGCTCGACCAATCTCCGCATTTGTTCCTCAGTCCACAATTCATCGCTATCCATTTGGAGTAAGACGCCGTCTTTCTTGAAGGCGGTCAACGCCGCATTGATCATTTCTGTCTTACCACCCCATTCGGATTTGGAATTGACCGTGATTCTGGGATGGGGCGCTAGGGCTTGCAGAAACTGATGGGTGCCATCATGGGAGACTTTCCCTGTCTGGTTACCCATCCAAGCCGTGTCCTTCTGAGGCATCGCCGCCCCCTCGACAATCGACCAATGCCAGTCGGCATCCCTTAATCGGCACAACTCCGCAAACTGAGCCCCGATCCACGGAGAGCCATCAAGGACAATTGTGAAGATGTTGAGGGTCACAGCCCGTCCCAAAGATCTCCCTGACCAAGCTCGTCTAGATATTCTCCAAATGTCACCATCTTCTGGTCGTTGTAAACGTAATCAAACAGATGATCTTTAAGCTCTCCATCACCCAATTCAAGCTCAAAGCACAATGACTCAAAGTAGGCGTCCTGAACCCTTGAAAGTTCATTAACAAAGTCTTTGACTTTGAAGATGCCATCTTCTGGATGTGGCTTCATTTCTCTTTAAACCCACCCTTTTTGCTCTTCATCTTCTTATAGACCTTGGGGTCGATAGTAGATTTGGATTTCGGACGGCTAGTGCCAGACTTCTTCCTTGCGTTGATATTGTCGTATAGTCCTCGTTTTTTCATAGTATTATTTTCCCTTCTTAACTGATTTACTTCCGCTGCAACCCCACTTCTTGCGGGAAAGTTTGTTCGGTGAGTTTGGGTCGCTTCGCCAATCCCCCTTGATTTTATTGCTGCGGGCACAGTAGGCATCGGCGCGGGGGCTACCAATGGGGCCAATCTTGCTGCCCTTCTCTCCGTATTTCACGGTTTTCTTGCGCCCCGTTTCGGGGTTGGTTACAGTTTTGCTGAATTTCTTTTTCATTTTTTTAGGTTTCTCCAGTAGTTGCAATGGCCTCTAACACGGCAGTAGTCCGCGCAACGTTTATCTTCCCCAAGCCGTTCCTCAACAACACCTCCGATACTCTTGGCGTGAGACTCAGCCTGTAGTCGGTCTTCGTAAGTCCCATTGTTAACCGCTCGCTTTGCTCCCCTTTTTGGGAGGACGGCATAGAGGTCTGGGACGCGCCAGCGTTCGGATTCGGTGCAGATCGGTATCTGGTCATCGGGAAGGTCTTTTGCTTGTTGGTGGAGATTAATCCGACTTTTGATATATGCAAATGTTTCTTCGGGCTTCCATGGATCTAACTTAATTTCCACAATAGCGCACTTTGGATAGTCGGCCTTGATCTTGGAGTCGCGCAACTTCCAGTCTTTCATTACAAGAATGATGGCCGCACGTTTTACTGGATATCCATTGTGCCCAAGCAGGAGTGTGTTGATGGCGGCTTGCGCCGTCCAGTCGAACTTGTCATCGGATAAGGCCTTATAGACGCTACTGACCTTGTAGTCATAGAGGACTTGCTCTTGCCTGTCATAGAGGTCGATCTGTCCACCAAGCTTCACACCATCTACATCCATATAGAACCTCTCCTCGCAGACGTAGCGTTCGGGGTTTCGCTTGGCGATCTGTTCCAGAACGTAGTGGTTGGCCGTGCCAAGCATTGTCCACACACGATCCGAAGCGTCCTCGGTAATCTTATCTCCGTGGCGCTTCATCAACTCCCGAATCTTCGGAGGTTGAAAAAGACTTGTAGTAGTAATATCGGCCTCCCCCGCCGAATACGAAGACTCGCTAACGAGATCAACGAACGGCTGGGGGAGATTGAATGTATTAGTGACAGTCACTAGCGTTTCTTTTTCTTCTTGCTCATGCCAGCCTCGCTGAGTGCGATGGCTACAGCCTGTTTCTGGCTGGTAACTTTCTTGCCAGAACTGCTTTTGAGTTTCCCGCTGCCATACTCGCGCATGACCTTACTGATCTTTTTCTCTCCTTTGGATTTCTTCATATACTATGCTGCTATTAGTTGGTTGTTGTTGCTTGACTTCGGCGTTTGGACGCCCAAGATTTTACAGATGTATCGGATGTGGAAGCACTCTTTACGGAATTGATAGCCTGAACAAGTGCAGGAACACCCTGTGATATCCCCGACCTCATCGGTAGCGAATTCCACCATGTAGTAGTCTTCGCGATTTGTCCGACTTTGAACGAGGAATGATCCCTTATCATGCGACAGAATTTCGATGCCATGGTTTTGGCTGGAATCTCCGCGCTCTCGCTCATTAGTCATTCGCTTGTGGACTGTTCAGGGATTCGGCCTTGCTTGCCCCAAAGCCCAGTTGTTCGGGGGTGTATGCCGTGATTGGCATGGCTTGAATGAAGCCCTGTCTATCCGCTTGGATAAACATCGTCGTTGCTATTCCCTGACGATGCTGTTCTGGAAGGTTTAGCTCTACCGCAATGTCGTTGGCCTTCTTGACGCACAGACGCATCAGATTTGCCGCCTGACATAGGAATTGCTTGGCATCCTTATCTGGGTGGGGCGGAGCCGTAACAACCTTTTCTGCGGGCTTCTGGGGCGATTGAGAGGTGTTAATGGTGTTCCATGTAACGGGCTTCGATTGAGTGGGGGCCGCAGGCAGACTGGAAGCGGGAACCCCAGCAGGCTGGATCTCCATGGAATCGGTCTTCTGCTTGGAGTTACCAGAGGCAATGAGTACTACGGACTTGCCAACATATTGCTGGAACTTCGACGCAATGTCCTTATTCTCAGTGAAATACACATGGGCCACACCATCAACAATCAACTCAATGACACACAATGAGTTGTTCTTCACCCACTTAGGGGGCGATTTAACGGCTACGAGTTTGGGCCCATTCTTGGCCAAGGTGAAGTGTGAGAGGACTGGAGCTTTGGGTTGGTTTGATTGATATGCCATATAGGTAGATGTTCGTTATATCCGACACCCCAACTTGTCAAGCGTTCAAAAAAAGCGGGGCCGAGTTTTTGGCCCGACCCCGCCCCACACACATGAAAACAGGAAGACGAATGCCTTCCGATTGGCAATCTAGCATGATCATTAACCATTGCAAGCGGAAAATCATCTTGCCGCCCAACCTTTTTTAGAGTAAGTTTTCGGGATTCTATGGCCACTGAATACCCTCCTTTAGGCAAACCTTTTGTTGCCGAGTATCGCTATGGTGATCGGGGCTTTCCCGTTATCCACATCAAAAAAGACCCAAGGGTTGAAAACTACAGGGCACCTGAAGTCGGAGATCCCTGCCCAGACAAAAGATTTCCCGACCATACTTTTATCCAAGCCTTGCCCACCAACTCTGACGAGAGGGTTCTATGGGTTTATGAAAAACTAGACGGCCCTCAAATTAGCGGACAAATCATTGATAGAGACGGCAACATAGCCACACTTACTCGCCAGCCCGTTGTCTCAGGAAGCTCTGTTGATCAAGGATATAAGGTTCTTTCCAGTTCGATCAATCCCGAAAACAAAGCCTTCGGAGTCAAGGAAACTATTACAGTTGATGAATTTCCCGTTCTTCGTGGTGTTCAGATTGATCCTCGCTACGGAGTCGCGCTGGAATACACCAAAGAATTGGTAGATGCCGAAACCGCCGAAGGTGGGGTAGACGGGCTTGAGTCTGTAGAAATCGAACCCAAGGATCAATGGAGATCTTGGAAGCTTACCACAAAGCTCGCGCAACTTCCACAGGATCAGGTTTGGTATGGTTACCGCAAGGAGGCGTTTCCCGATGTCTTAACTGGTCTAACAATTGTTGGCACTGAGAATTACCAGCCCGTTCCCACTTGGAGGACGGCTCCCGACATGCCATTCAAGGCCCGTTATACCCGCAAGTTTAGCCTTGGCCCCCCTCCCGAACCAGCACCAACCTTGTCCCCACGATACTGGGCTGAACCATTTTATTTTGCCGTAGAATATTTGCGAGAATCTGAAAGCGAATCAGAAAGCGCCTCGTCTTCTAGAAACTCTGGTTCCAGTTCGTCAACCAACTCTTCCACACAATCATCTGCATCTTCTGGCACAAGTTCCTCAACATCTTCGGGAACTAATAGCTCTACCAACAGTGGAACATCTTCTGGAACAAACTCGTCTACCAACAGTGGATCGGCCTCTGGAACATCGTCTTCCACAAACTCTGGAACCAATAGCTCTACCAATAGCGGAACACAATCTTCAAGCGGATCTGGGACATCATCTTCAACAAATAGTGGGACAAGCAGTTCTACGAATTCTGGAACGGGCTCATCTACATCTAGCGGGACTAATAGTTCTACAAATTCGGGGACAAACTCATCAAATCAAGTAAGTAGCGGTATTGGCGGCAGTAGCACAACCGAAAGCGAGAACGGCGGGGCGGCATTAGTGGGTGGGCCAACTACCAACAGGGCATCTAGCTATACCTCGACAACTGAGGGTAGTGGCTCAAGCTCTTCAAGCAACAGCGGAACGCAGTCTGGAACAAACTCTGGAACAAATTCATCCACAAATTCTGGCACAAATTCTTCAACTAATTCTGGCACAAATAGTTCCACAAGCAGCGGAACAAGTAGTTCATCAAACAGCGGAACAAGCAGTTCGTCTGGCAGTGGAACAAATAGTTCTACATCAAGCTCACAAAATTCTGGAACATCAAGTGGAACTCAATCATCCACTTCTAGTGGAACATCTTCTTCAACATCCAGCGGAACTAGCGAATCTACATCAGTTGGAACAAGTGAATCAACCTCCGAAGGAACCAGCGAATCTGTCAATCAATCCGAATCTGAAAACGCGACTGTTTCGCGAGGAAAATCAATCTTTAATCTGACCCTTCCAAAGTGCCTTAGATCCGCCATTAATGTCGCACTGCCTAGCGGAGAAGCTTTTACAATCCCCGCCACTCGCCAAACCGATCTCAATTGGGGCAACTATATAGAAGTGGCTCGTCAAAGCGAACACTGGAAACAAGGCATTTGGATTACTGAAATTATTGAAGTTTACTTGCCGCAAATTTAAACATGAAAAAATACGAAATAGTTCTTGCCAGATATTCTGAGCAAATGAAATGGTTGAAATATATTCCTAAAAAAGAAGAAAGAGATTATTCAATTTATTTGTCTAATTCTGGGGATGAAACCCAAAATCCCAATGTTGACAAAGAAGTAATGGTGGAAAATATTGGACGAGAGGCTGGTCATTATCTTCAGTATTTAATATCAAATTATGAAAATCTTCCAGATGTTGTGGTTTTTCTTCAAGCCGAACCTTGGCCTCATTTTAATCAAAAGGTTGAAGTTCTAATGGAGTTGCTTTGGGGCAATCCAAGATTTAGGTTTCCATTATGCTACATTGGAGAAAGTTACAACGAAATAGGTCTGCCTATTGAAAAGCACTCATTAAAAGAGGCAATTCTAAAAAAAGGATGGGGCGATCAACAGATACCAAAATCAACCAGAATGGCAATCGGAGCGCAGTTTTATGTTAAAAAAAACATTATCCTCAAACGTTCAATATTACATTATCAATCAATTTTAGATTGTCACAATTGGGACGGAATTTCCTTGGCGCACATTTTAGAACCGCATTGGGCAAGCGTGTTTGACCACGAATCAAAATAAATGAGCGACATTCTTTCAGGTGGAGTCATAGACGAAACAACGTCTGGCCCTATTCCTACATCTCAAGACAATCGGTCTTTGGACATTATTGCCGAAGCGGCAGCGAAACAGGAACGCGAGGCTATTGGTGGAAGCCAAAATCCACCCACCGTAGAACCTCCGCCGACAGTTCCACAACCGCCTGAAGTAGCGCCTCCTCCACTTCCAGAAATCGACATTCCCCAACTTGGAATTGATTTTGGTGGCCCTGTATACGAAAAAGCGGCGGAAGCAGCAAGGCAGGCCGCTGTGGATGTTCTTAAAAAAGTTACCATTGACGGGATGGGGCCAGTAATTGAGGGCTCCTCAATCTCATTCAATACATCAAGATCACCATCGGCCAGCGATTCTTTTAGGGCCGCAGAAAATTCAGATCCATTTCAACCGAGATATGGAAACCTGTCTGACTATTCTGTTTTTGAAGCGCAAAATATTGCAATTCAAGGAATTAAAAATGAAGCAGTAGAAAATAAGGTTGATATTTCTTTTACAAAAGCAGCAGAAAATCGCGAACAGGCAAGAAAATCGGGGAGCATTTCTTTTGAAGACGCCTCCAGAAACCGCGAAGAAGCTAGAAACGAAAGCCGCACCGAAACATCAGGACAGCCAAGGGTGGCACAACGAGAAAGAGATGGCGATATATCAGAACTTCCTAGCGGGATGATTCCCGTAAGACTTACTAGGGCGGATGGACAAAAAAAGATTTTGGCATATCTTGCTTCAGAGTTTGTTGGAGTTGTTGATGGGGCTGGCGGCGGGGAAAGGACAACAAGTTTGCCAGCAAAAAGCGATTATTATGAAGCTGGCGGAGGAGGCAGTGTCCCTCCTCATCCTTGGCAAATCAGGCTAACCACCAACGATGAAGGTGAAACACTTTATCTTGTTGAATATAACAGTAATCTTTATGCGGGGCTTGCATCCTATGCAAATGTAGAGGTTACGGGCCTTGATTCCGCATCTTTCATCAGCGTTGGGTATGTTGTTCTAACTGGAACTGTTGTAAACTTAGCGTGTAGCGGAGCCAATGTGTCTATTAACAGTGTCCTTCCAGAAAGAATTAAGTTTAGTGGAGATACTCAGACAGAATTTTCAGTTATAATTGGCTATCTTTATCAAGATGAAAGCGAAGCTTGGAATGTCAGACAAAATGCATTTCACAATTTCACTTTAACAAATTTTTGTATTAATGGAAAACCCGCAATCTATCCAATAGCTACTTAGAACATCATGGCAAGCGTCACACAATTAGGGCTGTTTAGTGGGTGTCCCGAAAATTTGGCTACTCTACTTGCTATCGGGAACCGTCTTTATCCAAACTTTTCCCTTGCGGATACATTGGCATTTTATTGGAGAGTAAAAAGATGGAAGTTTTCATTCAGTGGATCTTGGATAGAGGATAATAGACCAGACCCTGTAACCTTCAGCTATTCTGGTGAGTGGAGCTTTTCTGTTGGACAGATTGTGTTTAGTGATGAGAACATTCCGCTTGGGCAAGCTGTTTATGGCGTCATACCTCAATCCGAAACAAAACTTATTTGCGGCGTCGATCCAGTCGATGTGTCATTTCCGAATGAAGACAATCCCAACGGGCCTCCGTTCGTTGTGACATATCACCACCATGCCTTTCTGGACGCCCGTCAAAGAGTCGAGCCCGATAACGGTATAAGAATTGGGGTTATTATTGATGGGGGGGCGCTTTACAGAGAACACAATGGCGGGCTATTGTTTGCGCCAAATATCTATCTAAGTATAAATACTACTCGCTGGCTCGCCGTTGCGAACGAATCGTATGGCGTAATTTACGGAGCATTGTCGATAAATCTGATTGGAAAAAACTTTACCGTTCCTATTAGTGCAATGAATACCCGTAACAGTACAACGGCCTCCTTCAATGCAACCTTGGAAGCCGAAGAATACTGGCCCTACGACCCACAGGATGGCGGCGGCCCCATCTATGATAGTTCCACTGGCGCTCAATTACGAGATTTTTAAATCTTGGGCCTGACAAACTTAATGTCTCTGGTTTTTCCAGCGTAAAACACTTTCTTTTTGACCGTTTCAAACCTTCCCTCGCGAACCATGTTATAAATGCGGGGACTTGAAAGACCAGTTTTTTGTATTACCTGATCAACCGTCCTCCACCCATCGGCGTTCATTGCCTCAATGGTGGTTTTCTGGTTGTCTGTATCAAATGAATTCCAGACGCTATCCCAAGACTGGATTACAATTTTAGGAGAGGAGCCTTTTGTTCTACGAGTTTTGCTATGTGTTGTTTCCATGAGAATGTGCCTTTGTCTACGGTGAAAGTGATGAAGCCGAAGTCCACCTTACCAGAACAACGTCTGGCTCCGAATTTACTCCCTGCCCCTTGGAGGGCTGGGGTGGTCATGGCGATCCAGTCTGGGCCTCCCGCAAAATTGTGATAGTGGACATGGCTGCGAATCAAAACGTCAGCTTTGGTCTGCTCTCCTTCTGCTGCGAGGATTGAGTTCCATAGGCGGTCTTTGGCAACTCCCATATGCCGTCCGTGAGGTAAGGACGAGCTTCCTGCTGGGTGGTGTTTAAGATCGAAGACGATTCCTTCGACTTCAACCCATGCATGGTCGGTCACCGTAGCTCCGACTCGTTCTGCGATAATATTCTCCCAATCCTCCCCATCACTGGAGGACACATGATACGGGGTTCCTCTAGTGATAACGATCTTGCAATTTTTAGTCTTCGGAACCATACGGATGATCTTAGTAGCCATATCCGACTGATCCTCCATGTCGGGCGCTAGAAGTTCCGTAGATCCGCTTTTCTTACCCTTGCCATCCACCAGATCCCCATTAACGAAAACAATGTCGTATGGGCCGTTGCGGGCAATCTCACGGGCATACCATGTCCAGTGGGCTTTGTTGATCTGCGCCCAGAGGGGAATCTCCCCATTTTCATCTTTTTCTGGCAACCAGCCCGTAGGGGTTAATCCGACACGATGGCCGCAGTGGAAATCCGAGAGGACTGCTATTTTTTTGCTCATAGAGAGGTTGCTTGGTTACAGAGATCTAAACACCGCGCATAGCCGCAGATATCAGCCACACTATCACGATGGCGGGGTGAGTTGGTGAGTCTGGAAAGTTTGACCGCAATCATGCACATAGCGATTTGTTGCGGGGTTACATTGACCCCAAGGATGGCTCCCCACATCTTGGCTTGCTTGGTAAAGTCTTCAATCGGGCTTCCGTAGTCAGTCTGGCGATCATAGGAAGTAAGGCGCTTGGCAATGTCGCACACATCTTCTTTGTCTAATCTAACCATAGATGGATAAAGACGCAAGGGTTTTTCCAGCCATTGGGCTACGGCAACCTCCGCTCTGGCTCCTTTAGACTTCTCCCATTTGGGAAGAAGAACCAACTCGTCGCACTCAAAGACCGCATCAATGTCCCTTCTGGCGCACTCCTCAATGAACTTGCTATCCATCTGGGAGTTATGCGGATCCAACCCTAGCTCTTGATCCATCCTTGCGGGGTTAATAGTTTGATATCCCGCTTTAAGAAGAGCGTCTTCGGCCTCAAAGAATGCAGGATGATTAAGGTTTGGATGTGCCCTCATAGGGCCACAGATGTATACTGTAGTCATGTGTTGTATTGGCGGTGGTTAGTGGATTTGGATGCCGTAGTCGGCAATCAGATCGTAAAGAGTTTTCCTAACTTCTTCAATAGTTGCGCTATTCCAATCGGGATGAGAATTATGGCGAAGATGAGAGCGTAGCTCATTATCAAAATTGTCAAGAACAGCGCGAAAATCCCCTGCTTTGCAAGCATCTTCAAACTCTTGTCGCTCTTCTGGAAGGGAGAAAGATAGGGTTCCATTAGCCATTGTATTAAGAGTCTTTGATAATCTTCTTAAGATCCCCGTCATCTAGATCGTCATCCCCCTCGTCCTCTTCCTGCCCGTAGAGGATGTCATGGATATTGGATACAATGCCTTCGATGGCGTAATCATTTCCGAATTTAAGGAAAGCATTTTTGGTTTCGGCCCCGTCCTGAAAGGTAGCAACGACAAAGCCCGAATCAAAGTATTCAACAAGATCCTTGGCCAATTTGTCCAAGACTTCTTGCAGTCTTTTGTCATGGGAAGCCATGAGTTTAGTCGATTTGTTCGCGGCAATTTTTGCATAGTCGAATTGTTTTGACGTTGCCAACCCGAATATGTTCAAAGTTTTTTCCTCCACAGTAGTAACACTGTGAATCATTGGTTGCTTTTTGCTGATTGTGCCGCTTCTTGCTTTTCTGTTGATCTTTCATATTTGGCTCCCTTGCGAATATTTTCTGACGCCCAAAGTGGCTGAAGATTGGTATAATGACCAGCCTCTAATTGTTGATTTTCGTCTGAAAGATCAAAGCTGGTCAAGGGTCTAATGTGGTCTATGTGCCATTTCCCGTAATTCTCCCAACTCATGCCATCTTTGAACTTTGATTCTAAATATTCTTTTGCCTTCTTAAAAGAGCATCCTAATATTTTTACGGTTGGAAATTTTTTCTTGGCCCCTGAGTAATACGCAATCCTTTTTGTGGTACATCGCAATGAATTAATAAGTTTTGCTTTTGGGGTGGATGCATAAATTTTGCGAGTTTCCCTAATTTTTTCCTTATTTTTTATCTTGTATCGCTGAATCGTCGCTTTAACTTTTTCTGGATTATTTTTCGTCCAAATTCTATTTAAGATTTTTAGTCTTTCTTTGTTTTTTTCGCTCCACCTCTTTGAATATTCAGAAATCTTATCTTTGTTTTTTTTATAATATTTTTTACTTGATTCAATTTCACGATTTTTATTTTGAAGATATCTGATTCTCCTTTTTTCTTTAATAATATCTTGATTTTTTAAATACCAATTTCTCGCAATTTTGCGACTTCTTTCTTTTGTCTTAGAATCAACACTTTGGCCACAAACATTTTCCCTACATTTATCGCTACAATATTTAATTTTGTTCCAGCTTTTTTCTAAAATGTTATTTTCCCGCTCAAAATTTGAGCCGCAATAGGGGCAAGTTTTGTTTTCGGGCTTGCGGTAGGTCTTTTTCTTTCGGGGACTGGGTTGTTCTTTCATTTAACTTTCGACTGATTAATTCTGATGTAACATCTTGCCAAAGAGTGGTTTCTGCTCTTGATCCAAACCCCGTCACCCGAATCACTGTCTCTGGTTCCGCGCTGGTTTGTATTGCCCTCAACACAATCAAACATTGTTTTGCTTGTAGCCACCACAATTCCCGTATGAGAGAAGTCAAAGACCGCAATGTCCCCAACCTTTGGAGTTTTGGTATTATAGATGACTTGGGTGGTGTTTGGGCGCTTCTTAGCCCATTCAATCAGCCCGAAAGCAGCGGCAGTCCTTGGACGCCACTTACTAGTAGTCATGGTCTTTAGGCCAAGCCAAGACACAACTTCCTTGTCATTGAGCCATTGAGCCACACACCAATCAACAAAAGCAGCACACCATGGCCAAGCCGCTGGTGCTAAGTTAGTTGCAGCTTGGTACTCGCGGATTTTCTTACCGCGATTGTTTCCGCCAACTTCCTTAACTCCGACTTGCGAAAGCGCAATGTCTGCAAGTTTATTTACCATTTGCACTGTCTCTGGCCAATGTCCCAATTCCTATAGATCCGTTCCGCCTCGGACTCCGATGGAGACGGAAGCTTTTCCATCATCGCGCCACTTGATTTTGGAAGTGAATCGGATGGAACCGAGTAAACGGACAAAGAAATTTCTGCGATCTTCTTTGGGCGGGACTTGGACGAGTATTGCTTTAAGGGTTTCATGGGATAGCCTCATTTCTTCTTGCGGCGAACGGGCTTCTTGATAGCGATAGCCCGACGAACTTCAGTATAGGTGATCGGCCCAGCCACACCATCCTCGTCAGTATTGACCAAGGCTTGGATCTTCTTGACACCCCTGACATTCACTTCGTTAGTGACGTAGTTAACAACAGAGATGAGCAAGGCCACAATAAAACCAGTTAGGCTAACCTGATCAACAGACTCCGCCAACTTGGGATCAATCATGGCGAGACGAGAAACAATGGTAGCCACAGCCATGGCAATGAGGGGCGTGATAATACCGCCCATCTTGGAGACTAGAAACGCGAGAAGTTTGTCTTTCATAGATCCAATTTATAGCGTTGTACGGCAGATTCAATAGCAAAACGAATCAAGGATTCAGAGGCGCTAATGCCCTGCTTTTTGGCCGTGAGGGTAAGTTTTTTGACTGCGGCTTCACGCTTTTGCGCCCCAGTTTTATCCGTGTAGGCAAGAGACTCAACAATCTCCAAGGCAATCGGAAGAAGAGCGGCAACCGAAGAGGATGCCACTTCTTTAAGGATAGGAAGGAAAAAGTTGAAGACATTGGAGGTAATCCCCCAGATTTTTGCGAATAGTTGTTTCATAGAGTTAAAAGTTAGATCAGAATCCTTTGGATTTCAAGTAATCTTCGATTCTTTTTGTGCGTTCGTCAATTCTGGCCAGTGTCTCGCTACGGATCTGGTTCTCTTGATTCATCAAATCAATCCTCGCATCCTGCTTGGCATCATTAGTTTGGATGTGCCTCATCTGCTCTGGAAGGACAATCCACCCATTAAGCGCCGAAAACAAAGTAATCATCAAGGCAACCCCCGCAATCAACTCGCTCATTGTAAGCTTTACTCCGCGCTCCATACCCCTGCGTCTTGGTATTTCTTCAATGCTCATAGTTTATTGATATTTACTATAAAATTAAATTGCAGCCATTGTAACATTTCCAGTATAGCCATTAGATCCAGAATATAATCCAATAGGATTTATGCTGCCAGATTTAAAAAATAAACCAGATGTGCCGATTGTTCCAATTGGAGCAATAATCCAAGCAGCAGCAATATATGTTAACCAATAAACATTAGTTTCATCATAGTATATCGGTTGCCCGTTTTGAGTTAGTCCACTATCATAAAATCTAAAACCATTTATATTTGGAGATAAACCCACTCCACTTGCTATATATAAATAATCAACGAGAGGCTCTTGCTCCGTCAAACTGGTAATAATGGATGCGACCTTGTATCGCCAAGGCCAGTCAATATAGGTGGCTAGGTTTGCGGGGTTGCCCGTGTCTCCGCGATAGGCGGCGGCAATATGCCCCAAAGCCTGCTTCTCACTCCAGTCAATAGTCCCAAGGCTCGACCCCGAAACCGCATCATAGATAGCCTTCCATACATATTGTTTAGGAAGAGATATGTAATCTGCTTCGCTTCTGGGTGCGCCTGCGGCTACGGCAATCTTGGCCCAGAGATAATGTTCTGGAAGAGTAACGTAATTGGCTATAGATCCAGATCCCAACTCCCCCACAAGCCATTGGGCAAGCATATACTTTCGGGGCTGATCCGCCGCCGAAGCAAAAACCGCATCTAAAGTAGGGAGAGCCATAGCCTATGGTCTCCGTCCTTTAAGCCATGCCCATGATTCGCTCACCCATGCCAGCCATAGGGGACACGCCAGCTTCCATTTCGTCAGCAGCCTCGTCCTCCATCTCGTCTTCGTCTTCGGCCTCTTCAGCCGCAATCTCGACGCCAGCCAACATGGTGGGAACAAGGGAATCTCCGTCAACACGGAAGGTCACAAGCTCTTCAAAGGTGTCGCCATCAGCAACATCTTCAGGCAGGGTATAATCAGTCGGTATAGTTAGTTTCATAATAGTTATTCTCTCCTCATAGAGCTTGCCTTAGATTTTACTCCAAGGCAAGCCTTGATGAATAGAGACTAACTAATTACGCGAGGTAGCCGTAACCTGACGCGCTAGGACATTCCACCAAATCAGCCGCAAGGTTGCAGCGCAAGTGGAGGATGTAATAGCCGAATTCAGGGAACACCTGTTTTGCGGCACACGCCATCTTCGCCCGCCAGTAACCGCTGTTTTTGTCAGGGTTACAATTGCGGTCGAACTCATT